GCAGCACCCCTGCTAGTAAGAACAAGAACACCATTTTCAACTTCCCAATAAGCATTATCAATAAGTTCACAAATATTTTTGTAATCTCTATGAAATTCAAAACCCTTTTTACGAACTCTCTTGATAATATCAAGTGTTTTACCACTCAATGTTGAATCAAAAGATGAACAATCACCAGCAAAATGCAAATCCCGACGGGCATGCTCCTGGTAAATTCTAGACATTGATCCACCATTAAGAGGCATTCCCACTTTAATAGGAGTTGTCTCCCACTTAAAGTTATGGTTGGGTGCATAATTCCAAATGGTCGATGAAATATAACTAGTTAAGGGAGCTCCAATGACAGTTCTAACTTTGTCATTGGCCCATTTCTTAAATGGTAATGCTTCTCCTTTAATAGAAACAGGATTCAAAGGATCCAAAGCAGGAGCCCATTTGAAAGTCTCTGCCCAAAGCTCCTGAAATTTAGCCAAACCAATGTTGTTGATAAACTTACGTCTACTCAACTTACGTTCAGCATATCTCCCAGGCACTTTTGCAAAAGCACCAAGACCATACTTCTTTTCCCATTTCCTAATAATATAATTAAAAGGGGTAAGTCTAGAATTCTTGAAAATTTCACCAACTAAGACCCACAAATCATCAACAGCCAAATCCGTGAAACTATAATCACGGAAAAGGAAGTATCGAGAAGTTGCAGTCAACTCATTAGCATAAGAAGCATATGTTTCAGTTCTCTTATATTGATATTGAGAATCATTTTCAAACATTTGCAAATCTTGATCAATCATTGTCTGGACATTATGAATACCTTGATGGAAATCTAACTGAGTTAAAAACCATTCAGGATACTCATAAAACTGGAGATCTTCAGGTTCAGATAAAGTTGAGACATTAACTGGCCAACCCAATTCAGACAACTTGTTCAAAGTGTTCTGAATTGAATCTGGAGTAATTTCCCAATTAGTTCTCCGAATAAATGTGGGCAAAGCCAAATCATCAATTACTCTTTGGGCAGCAACCCAAGACTGATTGAACCTAGCTTGCAATTTAATTTTTGTTTTAAAGGTGTCACCTTTGTCATAATACCTATCAATTAAATTTGCAATCCGGTAAGGCATTGTGAAAGCCCTTAAAACGAGGAAAACAACACAAGTTTTAACAAAATGGTACATTCTATAATAGAACGATGGTGACAAAAGTTTCATTAAAATGACTATTGGCAAATGCCAATACATATACCAAAAACCATAAGAATATCTTGTCAGAATATCAATTGGGGCAAAAAGAGCCACCCAGGTGATAATCAAGAACAACTTAAAGCCCGCAATGGCAACCTCTACACCATATTTCCCAAATTTCACTATAAGAAATAACCAATAACTAGCAAGAGTGAGAAAACTCACTAAGCTAATATATAATAAATTCCAAGCAGATAATCGGGCTAAGTATGCGAACCTTCCAATTGAGAGAGCTAATCTAATTAGTGGTTGGCATAACTTAACTGCTTCAGTATCCCAAATATTAATCTCAATCTTCCCAATAGCAGTATAACTGGCTAGGCTAATCAAGTCAATACCAGTTGGGACAGCATCATTAATTAATGCAATTGGAAGTACAAACCTTTCCCTCGGGATATGAATCATTACAGGTTCAAAACCCCGAAATTTAACCAATCTAGATGCATCAACCACCCAAAGTAGGAAGTTTGCCATAATACAAGCAAGAACATCCAGAAAATAATTCCCGGGCTTGGTCCCAACAACCAAGCCTAAACCTGGGGCTTCAGAAAAATCATAAAACCATGTGAACCCTATATGGAAAACACGGAAAACAAGTCTTTCAACAGAAGACGGTCCTATCTGATAAAGAGAGGCTAATATCTTAAGGGAAGTCACAATACAAGTACTAATACTAGTAAATGTCAGAAAAGACATTCCATAAACAAAGGCCAAGGTAGTTAAATAAGTATAAACTGATCCAATAGGGATAAGTGCAAGAAAAGTGGTGAAGACAGCTAAGAAAAGCAAGTAAAACATGCCACCACAGAAAAACCCTAATCTAACAATTAATGACGCTGCTACTTCCGGCAAAACAAATTGCGGTTGCATAGAATCATAATAATCATCATCTATTGACATGCCGGCCCATTTACCGGGCAAAATGTATTTGTCAGAGGCACTAACACCAACCATTACCCTGATATGAATAAATGGGAGTAAGACCAGCTTTTCGCACACCTGCTCTTCAGCTCCCTACGGTGTGAACCAGTTAAAGGACCCAGCCATTTAACTGTTAAATAAAGCAAAAAGAAAATGAGAAGAAAAAGGAAAATAAAAGAAAAGAGAAGAAGAGAAAAGAGGAAAATTATGAATCCATAGTAAACACCATTTCTACATTCCAAGCACCTTCGTTTAATAAGGTACAAATTAAAGACCAATTTGGACATTTATAAACAAAAACAATCTGATACCATAAGTTCAGAGTATGAACAGCCAATGCAATGGCAGTATTGCAAGGCCATTTATAAAACAAGAATGTCATTAGAAAAGGCAGCACAAACACGTTCCAAACCAATGGAGCAACAGCAGTGTTAGCCCAACTAAACACATACAAATACACAATGATTCGTCCACACACGGACATGAGAGCACACTATTTTAGTTCAACAAAGATGCTCGGTTGTTTTAAAACAAC